GACAGACGAATAAACGCCGAAATATAGCGGTTTCCGAAGTGAAACGAGGAAAACTTACCCAATACATGATAGGAGGTGTGAGCATGGGCAAGGGAATTACATATAGCACGAGCGGAAGGGACTGCCCCTGCTGCGGATGCCAAGAGAGGGCTGTCGGTTGCCATGGGACGTGCGAGAAATACAAAGCATGGGACGGGAAGCGGCAAGCGGAGAAGCTGGAGAGATTCAGAAGGATAAGCATACTGCATGAAGCGGATAAGAGAAAGAGCGCAGCGGTAAGCCATTACAAGAGAAGGGGGAGGCAGGCATGAACAAGGTGATCCTGATGGGGCGGCTGACGAGTGACCCGAAAATGGATTGGACGCGTTCAGAGGATTCTAAGCAGTACGCCACATATACATTAGCGGTCAATCGGCGGTTCAAAAAGAATGGCCAAGCAGATACAGATTTTATCTCCTGTATCGCATGGGGAGCCAGGGCAGAGTTTGCAGAAAAATTTATGAAAAAAGGTGCCATGTTCGCTGTTGAAGGGCGGCTGAATGTCAGAAGCTGGGATGATGCCGAAGGGAAGAAACATTGGACAACAACGGTTGTTGTAGAGAATTGCTATTTTACGGGCAGTAAGAGGGATGCAGAGAGCAAGCCGGCACCGGAACAGAACAGGCCCGCGGCGGCATCGAATAAGCCTGCAAAGCAGATGGGACTGGCGGAACAGGAAGGGTTCTATCCCATTGACGAGAGTGTTGAGGATGATGATTTGCCGTTCTGAGGAGTGAGGGTATGAAAGCAATATTAAAATACCCGGGCAGCAAGTGGCGTATTGCGGATTGGGTTATTTCCTTCTTTCCGGAACATCACAGTTATCTGGAACCGTTCTTCGGAAGCGGAGCAACCTTCTTTCAGAAGAAACCGAGCAACATAGAGACTATTAACGATTTGGATGGTGGAGTTGTGAACTTCTTTGAATGGGTGCGGCGAGATCCGGAGCGTCTGGCGAGAGCAGTTTATTTAACGCCTTACAGCAGGCAGGTTTATGATGCAGCGTTTGCACCTGCAGAAAATAATTTTGATGCAGCAGTGAAATTCTGCATACAGGCGAATATGGGATATGGTTTTCGCACGGCAGGAGCGAAGGCTGGGTGGAAATTCGACATTCAAGGCAGGGAACGAGCATACAGTTTGAACGATTGGAATGAACTGCCGGAACGGATTATTTATGTGGCGGAGCGGCTGAAATGTGCTCAGATTGAGTGTAAGCCTGCAGTAGATGTGATTGGACGGTTTGATTTTGAGAATGTCCTGATTTACTGCGACCCACCATATCTGTTGGAGACACGATTCGGAAAACAGTACAAGCAGGAAATGACAAGGCAGCAGCACGAGGAATTACTGGATGTATTACTGAAAAGCAAGGCGAAGGTTTTAATCAGCGGCTATGAGAGCGACCTCTACAATGATGCCTTGAAAGATTGGCACAAAGAGAAAATATGGAGTGCGGCCAGAAACTCTTCAAAGAAAAAACAAGAGGTGCTTTGGATGAATTTTGAGCCGATGCAGCAAATGCGGTTGTGAGGAGGGATAAGCATGACAAGAAAAGAAGCTCTGGAATATTTGAAACATCGTTTTATGGAGACCGGAAGTCCCTTGAACCCATCATGGGAATCATTGGAAGAACTTAAGAGACATTATGGAGCCATTGGTATAGCAATTTCTGCACTGGAACAGCAAGTGCCGAAGCAACCGGACTTTGAAGGTGATGGGTATGACGAGGATGGAGAGATCATATTTGACGAGTGGTTATGCCCCTGTTGCAGAACCAGATACGAGGTAGATTATGACGATTATAAGTTCTGTCCTAATTGCGGACAGGCGATTGATTGGAGTGTTGAACATGATACAGAAATGGATTGAGACAGAAAAAATGAAAAGGATGACAATGGATAACGTAGAAGAAATGGGTATGTTCGGTCTGGCACATAACTGCTGCTACATTGATGAAAACAGAAATACCAGATACAGAGATTTCGAGATGGACATTGATGCAAGAGAGTTGGCAAAGGGACTGCTGAGAGAATTGACAGAAGATGCGGTGTCTTTTGAATCGGATGAGGACTTCGATGATTGGATGGGTTGCTACATCGGAGAGGATGGTATATGCACACAAAGAGGCCTGATTGCCAATTTCTATCAGAATCTTTGGGCTATGGCGGAGTTAAGAGAGAAGCTCAAATATTATGAGGACTTGGAAGAACAGGGGCGGTTGTTGGTGCTGCACTGCAAGGTCGGAGATACGGTGTATGAAATCCTCGAAGAAACCGTACCGAACCACTATTTTTATATCAGCGAGCACAAGGTGCAGGATGTATCGGTAAAGGCTGTCAAGTATGCTGACGAATGGGAACCGTATGACTATGAGAACCTGTATTTCACAAGAGAAGAAGCGGAAGCGGTACTGGAGAAAAGGAGGAAAGATAATGGATTTTAACAAGGAATACAGCGAGAAATTTGACGAGTTACGGAAGAACAGAATCAGGGTAAGCTTTCACAAATACGGCTCTGCGGCAGATAATTTCGGGAAAGGATTTGTGCAGGCAATTCCAACTCTGGAGAAGTGTTTGGACAAATATAAAGCGACCGGAAACACAGAATATTTGTGCGATCTGGCGAACTATGCCATGTTTGAATTCATGTATCCACAGCATCCAAAGGGACATTTTCGTGCAACAGACAGCAGGGAAAGTGCAGGGATTGTTGGGCTGAGTGTGAACGAGGCGAAGGGTATTAAGTCATGGTAAATTTTGGAGAAATTACAGTAGCAGACAGACTGTTTTAAGCAAAAGCATGAGAGAAAAAACAGGTAAATAAACATGGGAGATTACATTTTTTATCGAAAGAAAAACTGATAGCTACCAGAGTAAAAAGAGAGAAAAGGTGAAATCAAATTCTTTCTTTTTTACATCCAAATGACCTGTATTTTTCTTGGAAAATTACGGTTTCTGGAGTGCCAAAACGGGTATTGGCAGTTTGGCATGGGTTTGGCATTTTTTGATAGGGAATATTTCCTGAAAAATCAATGATTTTTGAGGTTCTGACGAAAATCGAAAAATCCACCT